GTCTTGACCCAGATGAATTCAAACATCCTACGAATTTTGTATTCATCAATTAAATGAATGTTTTCAAACAAAAACAAAAAGAACTCGATGCAGATGATTGAGAAAATGCAAATCTTCGCTCACGACAAACAAAGTAAGTTTCTGCGTTCACGGGCGAAAAGAAAAAGTTTTATTGGCGGGCGTGGCAGCGGCAAAACACATACGTTAGGGTATGCCGTTGGTATGGCATATCGCACGCTCCCACGTGAAAAAATAGTGCTTGCAGGTCTAACTTATGTTCAGCTTGACCTTGTGGTTTTGCCTGTTATCCGTGAAGCTCTTGAATGGATGGGTATTGTAGAATACTCGAAAAGAAATCCCTATGGTCATTATGTAATAGGAATTAAGCCACCAGAGAAGTGGATTAGAGCAAAAAAACCAGTTGGAAAGTTAGGTCATCAATATTGTATGTCATTTATCAATGGTTTTACCTTACAATTTGTATCTCAGGACCGGGCAGAAACTCATCGGGGTCTTAATGTGGTTGGGCTTTTGAATGATGAATCTGCCACAATGGAAGATGATTTTATTACAAAAGTTTTGAAAAAAGGAGTTAGAGGTTCTGATTATGTTAGAGCTGCTAACCAAATAATGTATAAATGCCACTATGATTTTTCATCAGCTTCATGGACTCAAGAAGGTATGCACGTGTACAAAGTTGAAGAGCTTTGGAAAGCCCAGCTTGAAGAAAGAATGAAATGGAGTCAAAAACAGCTAAAAGATATACCTCCTTATTATCTTTTTCTTGAATCAACTTGCCTCGATAACCCAGTTACTGGTCAGGCATATTGGGATGCTCAGAAAGAAGAATCTGACCCAATCGAATTTGATATTGAAGTTGCAAATCAACGAATATCAACTCTACCCAATGGTTTTTATTTTAATTTTCGAACTGGTATTCATACTTATTCAAAATCTTATAGATATGAGTATGATGATAAAACAGGATTAACCTTACATCGCTCTAATGATTATAGAGAAAATTTACCGCTCGATGTAACATTAGATTTTAATGCCGACATTGTTTGGGGACTTGTAGGGCAGGAAGTCAGTAGCGAAGCAAGGGTTATAAATGGTCATTTTCAGAAACCTGAAATAGATAAAACGCCTATTAATCAACAAAATAAAGATGACCCAAAAGGCTTGCCAGGAAAATGGTCAAAGTGGTTTTGTGATACCTACGAAAACCATGAAGAAAAGATAGTGTACATCTATGGAGACCCAGGAGGTAATAGTCGCAATGCTAATACATCAGAAGATAATAAACCATTTTTCGATGAAATACATGACTATCTGAAAAAGAATAGTTGGACTGTGTTTAGGAGAGAACTTAAGTCATATCCCAGACATAAGAAAAAGTATAAATTAGTTAACCTTCTATTAGGAGAAAGCTCTGTACGTACACCACGCCTACGTATCAATATGAATATCAAAGCACTCAAGGTATTGATAATGATGATGCAAACAACAGGCATTGATAGTCTCACATATCAAAAGGATAAGAGCAGTGAGAAGACAGCCAAGCAACGTGAGTACGCAACCGATGGCACAGATGCCCTTGACTATTGGATTTGGGCTAAGTACTCAAAGCTCCTACCAAATGAAAGTGGGTTTAGAAGTACATAGTCGCTCACAATTAATCATACTTTCTTTATACTTACTTTACTATATTCTATTTTTTGGAAGTGGCAATTGCCACTTCTGCCAAAGTGCGGGTTGGGAGGTTGCGACAGATTATGAGAAAATTAAGTAAATATTTACTTAATGGGTTGATAGATAAATGATTAGAAAATAAAACGTTGCAAAAGGATATTAAAACTACTTCTAATTAATGTGTCCTGTTGTGTGTTTTGGCTATTTGGTAATATTGTATCAAAGAAAAATGGTGTAATGGAGAAAATTTTGATTGGTCAGGTGCTTGCTGAAGTGAATAAACCTAATGCGATTTTTGAGTTGGCATTTAGGAAGGATAATGGTGATATATCAATTAAGAAGCAGGTGTTTAATCGGAGCAATAGCTTGAATGACAGAAAGGTATTTAATCGGAATGGGTTGCTTCGTTGCTTCAATAAAGAGACTGGCGAAAAGTTTGATTGCACGATTGATTGTATTGTGAGATTTAATGGAATGAAAATATTTAGACCAACTACCGATGGTAACAATTGACAGAATTTCTAAGAGTACTTATGTGCTTACTAATGCAAAGATTGATACTTCGGTGGAAGTTGTGTTTGGTGATGCTTCTTATTCTGACCAAAAGGGTTCTCGTTCTGGCTCGGTTGGCGACCATGTGGCTTGGGGCGAGAAAGATGCTACACTTTTTCGATTGCATAAGTTAGCTTCTTCCAGCCCAAATAAATGGGCGTTGATGAAAACTCGTAGAGATTTTTTGTTGGGTCTTGGTCTTCAGGTTGTTACGAGGATTGTGAAAGATGGCAAGATGGTTTTTGAGGTGCAGGACGACGAAGAAACGATGAAAATTTATGATTGGCTTGAAAGTGCTAATTATAATAAGTTGCTGAAGAAAAAAGCAATGGATTTTATTTTCAGTGGTAGGTTTTTTATCAAGGTTGTTAATCTGCTTGATGGCGGTGTGAAGCTTGAGTGTATTGATGTTTTTCATTGCCGACCAATGAAAAAGGATGTTGGGCAGGCTGAGATTAGCCAGTATGTTTTGAATGGAAATTTTGGCAATAAGTATTTCAGGAAAACTGATAATGTGTATGTGCCTGCTTTTGATAAGGAGAATCCGAAAAAGTATGCTGTATCTATTTTGGATGTGAAGGACGAATGGACTGGGATGGTGTATAATACTTTTGCGGAATGGTGGGGGACTGAGTTTTGGACGGATGTAGCGAATGATATTCCACAGTTTCATAAGTCGGGGTTGAAGAATGGCTATAATATAAAATATCATTTGTCGATTCCTGATGATTATTTTTTGAAAGAGGAATATCCTGAAGGGAAGAATGAGGAACTATATAAGCAGGATGTTTTGAAAGAAATGGCTGATGCTTTGGGTGGGGTTGAGAATGCGGATAAAACTTTGGTGACTTACCATAAGGTGCTGAGTGAAGGCAGATTTGCGGAAAGTGGTGTGAAGATTACGCCTTTGAAAAATGAGATGTCGGATGATGCTTATACGAAATTGTTTAATACGGCTAATGTTGTGCAGGCTACTGGACATAGATTATTGCCAAGTTTGGCTGGTATTGATACTGGCGGAAAGCTTGGAGGGAGTGGGAAGGAGCTTGAGGTTTCGGCTAATTATCAAATGAATTTTTTGACTTTTTCTGATAGAGAATTATTGCTTGAAGATTTGGTGTATGTGAAAAAGATAATGGGCTGGAGTAAGTTTTTCAGATTTGAAAATATTGAGATGTACAATTTTGACACTACGCCGAAGGGTTCTGAACAAAATCAGCAACAAGACTTAACTCAAACAAATGATGGCAACGCTAATTAAGGATGTAACAAAATATAAAGAAACGATTGGCGGTGTGCAGCAGTCGCTTGAATGGGATACGATTAAGGGTATCGTTCGGACGGCTGAAATGCTGTATATTATTCCTGTGTTGGGTGACGAGTTCTATGAAGAATTGGTCGCTTATACTGGTAATGATGTTAATATTCTTGCTTTGATTGATAGACTTCAACAGGCTATTGGTTATTACACGCTGGCATTATCAGTGCCGCAAATGGTGGCTTCGATGGGTGATGGCGGTATGGCTGTGAATACTCAAGGAAGTGGACAGGCTGTGGCAAAATGGATGAATGTGCAGCTGATTGATAATAGCATGGGATTGGCTGATAAGGCTCTTGAGAGTGCTATTCAGTATTTGGTGAAGTATGGTAATAAGAAGATTTCTTCGTTTGATGACGAAGATTTTTCGGAAGAGTATTCGACTCCTGAAGGTTATAGGGAAGGACAGGTTTATGTGTTTGAGACTTGGCGAAATAGTGATACTTATTTGGCTTCAAAAAAACTATTTATTTCTACGGCTACAATTTTGACTGAGCATTTTCCTGTGGCAAAGGGTTCGCATCGAGTTTATATTTCAATGCTTCAATATTTGAAACGTGCTGAAAAAACTTTTATTCAGCCGCTACTTGGCAAAGCTTTTTTTGATGATTTGAAAGCTAAAATAGCGGATGATGAAACTGAATTGAGCGAAGAAGAAGAAATAGTGATTGATTTGATTCGGTCTGCGTTGGCTCATAAGGCATTCTCGATGGGGCTTCCTTATTTGAATTTTAATGCTGATTTTCAGTTGGTGAGCGAAACGGATGGTGTTAAGAATCAGGACCCGGCTACTCGTGGTAAGGTTGATGGAATGAAGGTGGATTGTGATGATAATGCAAAGATTTTTGGTAATAAGTTGAAGGCTTATATTGATAGTGTAGCAAGTGCTGATGTGCTGAGTGCTTATTTTGATTCGCCATCCTACATTCCTTCTGTTACGAATAAGGTTTACTATCGCAAGCCGATTGACCCAAGGCAACCTTTTGTTTCATTTTAATTTTTCTTAACTATTTAATTTTTGTATTCAATGAAAAGATTTCTTAGTGGTTTGGTGATGTTGCTGATTAGCATTTCTGCCATTTGCCAAGTGCCGGTCCAGGTCAATGAAAAAATGTTTGTTGGCTTTCAGCGAGAAGATGGGGTTTTTGTGATTTATGATGCTAAGGGTGTTGTGAGTGTTCAGGATGATAAGTTTGCGGTACGACTTGAAACTACTGACTTGAAGCTTTCAAAGTTTTTGGCTATTACGGATTTTTATAGTACGCTGGACGAAGCTCGTGCAAAGCTTGGATTGCCGCCTATTACTGACGGAAAACCGAAGATTGAAAATAAAGGAGATTGGGGGGCTGGTCAATATCGGATACAGTATGGTACTCAATATGCTGATTATATTATGGAGCTTTCGGGTGGCAGTGCTGTGTTTGATTTTTGGGGTCAGGATGTTAAGTATCCAACTTTCAATTCTACTTCAAAGCCTTCGACAGATGAACTGGTTGTGGTTGATTTTCCTACTCATTCAATAATCAATTTTGCTGGTACTGATTTTCGGAGTGCTATTGAAATGAAGCTGTATGACATGGAAAATAAGTTGATTTGGTATATTAATGATAGTAAGAGCGGTTATCATCCATGTATTTATAATAGCAATTGTGATGCAAAGCTTAGAGGCAATAACCATCCTGACGATGCGGCACGCTGGCTGAAGTATGGGCATTATTATTTGACGGTGCGTAATCTGAGTAGTGATAAGAGAGCTGTGCAAAGCATTTGGTGGGGAACGACTTCGGGTATTACTTTTTTTGATTATGATGTTGAAGCTGGCGGCATACAAACTTTTGATTTGTATGTGAACAAACTCAGCAATGAATTTGATGCGTATAAACTGAATTGTAACGTTTTTACTCCAAGATAAGCCATGAAAATAGAGATTTTGAGAAGTTACGGAGTTACTGGAGCAAATGGCACGCTCAGTATTGATGGTGTTGAGATTTGCTCTACGATTGAGTTACCATGGAAAGAAAATGCTACTGGCGTGAGCTGTGTGCCTGAAGGGAAATATGAGGTAAAAAGGCGTTACTCTGAGAAGCATGGTAAGCATTTGATTTTGCTTAATGTTCCTGGGCGTGAGCTTATTTTGTTTCATCCTGCTAATAATGCTTTGCAGGAATTGCGTGGTTGTATTGCTCCAGTGAGTAAGACGGCTGGCTTTGGTCGTGGGATTTTGTCGAGAGCTGCTTTTAGGAAGTTGATTGATTTGACTTATCAGGCTTTTGACAATAATGATAGCGTATTTTTAACTATTAAATCTTAGTGATATGAAAACTTTTCTTTTAAAAATATCTTTTCCTTTGCTTTTGGCAATTGTCTTACCTCCTGCAACACTATTAGTTTGGCTTGGTGTGTCGATGGCGTTGGATTTGATTACTGGAGTTGCGAAGGCAATCAAGAATAATGTACCAAGAACATCGACTGGTTTTAGGCGAACTGTAACAAAGTTTATTCAGTATGGTGGTGCAATTGCTATTGGGATTATATTGGCAAATATAAGTGAGTTTAGAAAGGATGACTCGAGTGAGTGGATTTATAAATATTTCTCAAATTCGATGCTTTTATTTATGATTTATATCGAAATAAAAAGTGTTTTTGAGAATTTAATTGAGGTTTCTCCAGATAGTGATTTTACACGTTTTTTCCTGAAACCTATTCATGATATACTAAGTGTAGATTTTAGTCGATTTATTAAGAAACCTGAAAACCAAAACTAAGATGAATAAGATAGGGATTTTCTTTTTGTTGCTGGTGGCAACTAACTTGGGGTCATATTTTACGTGTTATTTTCAGTCGAATTCTGAAATAAAAATTATGACGAAGGCTCTAAAAAATAAAACTGATACGCTGAAGCTTACGCATGATTCGGTGAGTGTGCTGAGTTTTATGAATTACCATCTGAAACAATCGGATAGTATGGGTCGTGCTTTATCGGCTGAAAAAGATAAGGTTGTGCTTGAGCTTAGAAATAACAATTTGTTTCTGAAGGGAAAAGTAGCCGAGCTTGAGGCTTGGAAATTAGATGCTCAGGATGGTATTATTATTCAGCTTGATACGATTAAGGTTAGGAAGAAAGGCTTATTTGGTCTTGGGAGTGGCTATAAGGTAATTAAATGAAAACGACTATCATTATTTGGCAAAACTCAGTTGAAGAGTGGGTTGAGTTTACGGCGAAAGGCAAAACGAAACGCTTTGGTAGTGCTTTTGAATTGATTAACTATATTCGTATGAAAGTACCCAAGGGTGATATTAATTTGAAAATAGAACAGGTATGAGAGAGGTAAGGATTGGTAAAAATAAATATGATGTAAAAAGTAGTTTTGAGGAGTGTGATGTTGATGAGATTAGTCATGTGTTGGTTTCTCAAAATTATTTATCGGCCTTGAAAAAATCGGCGGCTCAGATGGCAAGATTGAAGATTGGTATTTTGATTAAGTTGTCTGCCATACCTGCTGATATTTTTATGAAGCTTAGTAGTGGACAGCAGATTGCTATTTTGAATACTGTCAGGTGGTCGTTTAAGGCGAGAGTTGAGAAAAAACCTTTTGATTTTTTTGAGGTTGATGGTATGAAATTTTATTTGCCTGATGATAGTTATGTAAATACAAGCTCTATCGAGATGGCATTGCTGAATATTTATTATTTGAGCTTTACAAGGAAAAACAATGCTATTACTGATATGCTGTACTTGATTGCAGCCACTATCTGCCGACCAGAAAGGAAGGACTTGAATGTTTTTAAGAAAATAGTTGAGAAGTGGACTGGTGACAGGAGGGAGGTATTTAATTCAGTACTGGCTGACGAACGTGCAAAGTTTTTTAGGGAAAAAGCTCCTTTGGGGGTTATGATTGCGGTTTTGCAGTATTGGGAAGCAATGAACAATAGATTTGTGAAACGCTTTGATGATGTGTTTAATGGTGGCGACGGAAAGGCATTATTTCAGAATGGTGAGGGATGGCTTGCCATGCTTGAAGATATTGCAGAGATTGGCGTGATTGGCAATTTGGAAAAAGTGCATGAAACTAATGCTTACTCGATGATGATGTATGTAGAGCATAAACAAAAGAAATTGGAGCGACTTGAAGAAATAAGGGCTTCGCAAGAAAATTAGTTGATTAATTGATTAGGGTTGAATTTTAAAGGCTATGAGAATTACTTGTAGCCTTTTTTGTGTCCTGTTGTTTTTGATTGCCATGTATTTATTTTAATGAAAAAAAAATATGCTAATTACTTCAATAATTACTTTGAAAGAATATTTTGAGGCTTTTGCGGTGGCTCAAAATATTGCTTTTGTGTATGGTCCAGCAAAGAAGCTTATTGCAAAGTCGAAGAGTTCGGGCGAGTTTGGGTATCCAATATTGCATCTGAATCGACCTGTGATAAGTTCGATGGATAATGATATGTCGAATTTTATGAGGTCGTTTCATTGTGAGGTTGTTTGCTTGCAGAAATATAGTAAGAAAGGTGAGCCAGGCGAAATTGATGCGTCAGAGCTGAATGCTGAAGATGTAACATTTGAGCTATTGATGATGCTTGAGAAAAAAATGAAGCAAGATAATGATGCCGATTTGATTATTTTCGATTTGAATAGCACGCTTACTGAGCCTGTAAGTGATACGTTTATTGATTTTCATTCAGGCTGGAAGATGGGTTTTAAGATTGATTTTTATGCTAATTCCAAACTACAATAAATATGGATATAATCTATGCCAGTGGGCTTTCGTATGATAATTTGAGGTTATCGAAAAATGAAATTGAGCTTAATATTAAGCCTATTAACCCAACAATAGTTGATAGGGAAAAGATGCGGTATTTTTTGGAAGTGTATATTCCGACTGTAAAAAACGGCACTTCGCTGAAATTGCTGCCAGTGTTGGATGCTCCTGAAGAGCCATTTGTACAGGTTGGTGATGAGTATATTGCATCAGGTGCTTTTTTTCTGATTAATGAGTTGCTTCATTCTTACTTGAGTGTTGAAGTGCCTGACTCCAGCCGAAATAAAATATTGCCAATGCCAAATCATATTTTGCCGTTTAAGACTAAGAAAATCAGCAAGAATGATGGTGTTATGGTGGAAACTATTGAATCTGATTTTGAATATGTCATTAGAGGCGGCATAAAAGAGGAACATTTGAGAGAGTGGGAAGGACAATTATTTTCAGAATATTTCGGTCCTAATAGACGGTTTTTGACTTGGAATCCTACTGTGATGGTTTTGCCTGAGCAACCTAATTATTTGTGTTTTTTGACAAATATGAAGCCTACACCAACGGTTTTGACCTTGAGACTATATAGGTATTATGACGATGGTAGTGAAGATAGTACGGCTCTGAGTGTGATGGCTATCGGTGATGTGCAGTATATGACTACTTATAATGTGCCTGTTGGTGCAAAGCAGCTTGGTATTACTGAGCTAACAAAAAAAGTTGTAAAGTATGTTGTTTGGCTTAATAATCAGGATGGAGAGATACTATCAGAGCTAAAAACGTATGTTATAGATTGGCGTTATTATCGTGAGCAAAGATATGTTTTGTTTCGGAATTCGCTTGGTGCTTATGATAGCTTGGGGCTTACTGGCGATTTTTCGGTTAGTGTGAATATGAGCCGTGACGAATCGGAGCGATATAAGCCTTATTTGTCATTGCCTTCTTTTTCGGAGGTTGAAGTATCGAAGGTAACTGGTAGCCGTGAGATTAGAATTAATACTGGATGGCTCAATAAGAATGAGCGTGATTGGCTCGAAGAGCTTGCCTTGAGTGAAGATATTTTTTTGGTAACTGATAGGGCTTATATTCCGTTGGTAATACAGGATAGCAGCTATATTAGTGAAGATAGTACAGAGCGAGCGATTGGGCGAAGTTTTGTATTGAGGTATGCAAATGCTCATCGAAATTGGAGTAGATTGCCGATTTCGGTTGTAAGTAGTGAGCGTGCTACTGGTTGGCGGTCGTATTCGGCTGGAGCTTGTCAGCTTGATAGCTTTGGGAAGCGAACTGGGAAGCAATATGTAACATTGCTTGAGAAGTATTATATTGATAATGATGAGAGTGTGCAGCCTTTTGTAGTGAAAAATAATGCTACTGGTACTGAGGGCTATATTGCTCCTTTTGTGTCTGGTGCTTGTAGTACTACTCCTTATGTTAATGTGGCTTATAGTGCTAATGGTACTTATAGAAAAAATGATTGTGGCAATGGGCAGTATGGTAGCTTTGCTTTGATAAGTATTCCTGCTGGGCGGTGGGGGAGCGAAATATCTCAAGCGGATGCTAATGCTAAGGCTGTGGCTGAATATAATGCTTTGAATACTCAGGCTTATGCTAATATGTTTGGTACATGTGCGGTATTGTTGGCTGGACTTGCTGGCAAGATTTGGCAGTATTTTCTTAATATAGTGCCTGTGAATTTGAATAGTATGGGTGCGGCTGATAGTAGCCGAACGGATACTACTGGTAATTTGAGTGCGGTGGCGTTTCCTTATGCCAATACTTTTGCGGCTCGTTGGGATGGATTTGTTAAGGCTCCGATTTCGGGCGTGGTTACGTTTAAGGCTCAGGCTGATGATGGTATAAGGGTTTGGATTGATGATGTACTCAAGGTTGATTCTTGGAGTGAAGGGATTCATGTTGATACGTTCTCGATGACGCTTGAGCTTGATAGATTTTATAAGCTTAGAGTTGATTATTATCAATATTATGGAGGTATTGATTGTGGCTTGAAATGGTCATATACTGGTCAGGCTGAGATTTATGTACCATCAACAAAACTTTTTAGAGAGCCATGACAGGGAATATTTTTGAGGTTAATGAATCGGTTATTGATGATTTGGCAGTTGATGGGCTTAATGTTTTTCAGAATGCTATTGATAGGGCTGGACTGGTTTTTTCGGAAGAATTGTTGAATGATTGGAGTACTACTGTAATTAAGAATGACGAAGTACTGGCAGTTGAGTGGCAATTTAGGATGTATGGCAGGTATAAGGATATGAAACGAATACCTGGTTATATGCCACCAGTTGAAGTAATGATGGAGTATGTTGAGAAGATTGGGGTTAGTAAATTTGCTTGGGTGCCAGGTTATGATATTAAAAGTAGTGTGCCGACTGATGTAGCTATTGAAAGGATTGCTTGGGGAATAGCAAAGCACAGAGCTTCAGTACCAGTATTGAAAAGAAGTGGCACTGGATGGTATAATACTAATGTAATGAAATTAGTGAACCAAACTCGGTATAATATCAGAAAAAAAACTGCTGAATGGATTGCCAAGCAAGGAGCTGAAACGCTTGAATCAGCTTAGGAAAAAGGTGTAAATAATACATGATATAATAAAAATGCGGAATAGCCACTGGACCCACTCGGGCAGGCTATTGAAGAAATTATCTGCTTTTTTGTATCTCATGCTGTCCTGTTTTGCCATAAAGGTACGATGCAACTTGCATTGTACCTTATTTTTTTTACGATGGCTGAAGAAATAGCAAAGATACGGGTAGAGATTGATGGCAAAGATGCTCAAAGCGTTTTTGAATCTCTAACGGAAGAATCAAAAGAAATTAATCGCCAGTTGCAGGCAATGAAGAAGTCTGGCGATGATGGAAGTGAAGCCTGGCAGGAACTTAAAATTCGACAAAAGGAAGTTAATGCTGAGTTGAAAGATATGAAGCATAATATTGATGTGAACGATGCGAGTATTGACCAGCTCTCGTCGTCGCTTAAATATTGGCAGACAGAAGCAAGAAAAGCTAAAGAAGGCACTGAAGAATGGATTGAGGCAACGGATAAAATAAAGGAAATAAAGCCACGGCTTAATGAGCTACGTGATGAGATGAACGGTCTTGGCGATGTAGTTGAAGAACAGGGCAAACCAAGTGGCGGTGTTTGGTCGAATTGGAAACAATCGGTTTTGGCTGTTTTTACTGGTACTGGATTGTTGGAGCTTGCTAAATCGGCAGGACAGGCAATACTTGAATTTGGTGCGGAAGTATTTGAGATAACAGCAAAATTCGAGAAATATGAAGCTGTTTTGAAAAATGCTATCGGTACTCAGGAAGGTGCCGCAGCGGCTATGGCTGATATTAAGAAGTTTGCGGCTGAAACGCCATTTTCTGTTGATGAATTGACAGAAAGCTATATTAAGTATGTGAATCGGGGATTAACACCGACGATGGCTGAAATGACTAAACTTGGTGATATTGCCAGCTCTCAAGGCAAAAGTTTTGACCAACTTACGGAAGCCGTTCTCGATGCGGCCACTGGTGAATTTGAACGGCTCAAGGAATTTGGTATTCAAGCTTCAAAAAGTGGTGACGAAGTTTCTCTTAGTTTCAAAGGTGTGCAACAAACAGTTGCGAATACTCCTGAAGCAATCAAAGGAGCTTTGCTTGCATTTGGTGAGCTTGAAGGTGTACAGGGTTCAATGGCGGCAATCAGCCAAACGCTTGAAGGTAGGGTATCGAATCTTGGAGATAATTTTGATGAACTCAAGTTAAGTATTGGTGAGCGGCTTACGCCAGTTTTCGGGGTCATAATTGATGCCATGAGCTTCGGAATTGAAGTTGTAAAAAGCTTATTTCAGTGGTTTGGAAATTTGGGTGAAAACTCATCTTTTTTGGGGGGTGTTTGGGAAGCTTTTGTTGATATAGGCAAAACAGTTTGGAATACTTTCAAAGGGATATTTGAGATAGGTAGTCAATTGATTGGAACTATTGTAGAGATTGTTGATGGTTGGATTGGTCTTTCGGGTCAGGGTAGCATCCTGAAAGGAATACTTGAAGCTGTTGGATTTGCTTTTCGGATTGTTGGTACGGCAGCTATTACGGCACTTACGGGCTTGCAAATAATTGCTGATGGCTTGAATATTTTGATAAATAAGGGTAAGGAAGCGGCAAACTTCTTCGGTGCGGATTTCAAAATTGACCCAAAAGCAAATTTTGATACACTTGCTACTAATGCTCAGACTAACTTCAAAAAAATAGAAACGCTGTGGCAATCTACATCAACCGCCCAAGTAAAAGCTGCTGAAGAATCTAATACAAAAGTTGCAGATACTCATACAAAAACTCAAACCAAACTTACTGAAACTGAAAAGAAGGAAGCCGAAAAACGGAAGAAAGAAGCTGATAAATTAGCCACTGATAAGGCAAAGGCTGAAACCGATATGCTCAAGAAAATTGAGGATATGCAGATAAAGGCTATTTCTGATGATACGAAAAGGAAGATTGCACAGGCAAATCTTGACTTAAAACGTGAGCAGGATAAAATAAAAACGAGCCTTGCGAGTGAATCAACAAAGCAAAAATCTCTTCAACAATTAGAAAAAACACATCAGGCTACCATCAAGAAAATTGAAGATGATGCCAGAACTAAAAAAGCGAAGCTTGATGCTGATGAAATTAAGAAAAGAGAGGCTGAAGACAAAAAACGTGAGGCTGATGAAAAGAAGCAACGAGATGATAAGCTGAAGGCTGATAAATCAACGCTTGATGCTGGATTTCGGGCGGAAATTGAACGTGCAAAATTGGATTTGTCTCTTACCAAGGAAAATTCGCAAGCACAATGGAATGCTAAACAGGCATTGCTTCAGCAGGAAATAGCGTATAAAAATGCTAAACTTCAGCAAGAGGCGGCGGCTGAAAAACAGCGAATTGCTGAGAGTGTAGCAGATACCGCACAAAAAGCAGCTACTATACAGGCAATAGATGATAGGCTGAGTAGTCAATTGCGACAAAATGAAACGCAACTACAAAACGATAAGAAAAAGCTACAAGAGCAGGCAAATGAAGCTCGTCAGAAAAACAATGAGGCGTTTTTTAAGGCTTTAGACCAAGCGATGACTGGCGATTTTAACCAGTTTATTAAGTTTATTCAGTCGAAAACTAAGTCTGAGTTATCTGAGAATCAGAAGCGTTTTGCGGATTTCTCGAAAACTACAAATCAGACGCTTGAAATGATGCAAATGGCGGTTGATTTGCTGAATAAGTTGAATGAAAGCTATACCAAGAAGCAACTTGATAGGCTTACAACTGAAAAAAATGCCAATATAGCCAAACTTGATTCGGAATATAAAAAGGGAGTATTGACGAAAGAAGAGCTTGAGTCTAAAAAAGCACAATTGGATGTAGAATATGATGCGAAGGAAAGAGAGCTAAAAAAACAGGCTTTTGAGCGACAAAAGAAACTCCAGATTGCTGCGGCATTAATTCAAGGGAGTATGGCTGTTCTTTCTGCCCTTGCAACCCCTCCTTTTCCATTGGGTATTGCTTTGGCGATTGTAGCAGGTGTGAAAACTGCGATTGACATCAAAAAAATTAAGGATACGAAATTTGAAGGGCGTTCGGGTGGTGTATTCAGGAATGTCGGTATTGCTGAAGGAAGTAGGCACGGCTCGAAATATGGTGAGGCTGGAATTGTGATGTATGACCGAATGACTGGCTCGGAAGTAGGAGAAATTGAGGGTGGTGAGCCTGTGATGGTATTGAGCCGAAATACTTTGCGGAATAACGGCCCAGTGATTAATCGTTTGTTGGACTCTTCGCTTAATAAAAATGGTGCTCCTATTAGTATGCGTGATGGTGGTGCTTTTTCGGTGAGTGATAGTAATCATATTGCCAGGAGAATGTTTGAATCTGGTGGAATTGTTGACCAAGAAGGTGCTTATGCTGAATCGACGGCTACGAGTACGGCCAGTACTGGTGATACTAATGCCATGATTGAAAAACAAAGCAAGCTGAATGAGGATATTAAGAAAGCGAGCGAGAAAAGTGCTGAGAATTCGGGCAAAATACTTGATGAACTGAAAGGACAAACGGGATTGCTTCAGCAAATAAAAAATAAGCCTGATGGTACTTCGCAGGTGCTTCATGCGATTGATTCTCTTAGAAATAATATGATTAAAGCAAACGCAAAATAATATGTACGAAATAACTATTGACGGCCAAAAGGCTGACCTTAATTTTGGAGAATCGGTTGTGCTGGAAAGGCACAACCCACTTCTGAATTTTGATACAATACCAGGAGCGATTGTGAATGATTTTCAATTGCCTTTTTCGCCCAAAAATGACCAAATTTTTAATTTTGCGGTTCACTCTCAAACACGTTTTACGAAACGAAGCTATTATTGTGAAAAAAAAGCCGATGGTGTTGTGATTGAAAAGGGAACGATTGAGCTGATTGATATTTCGGCTGATGGTTATGTTGTGGCTTTTACTTCAAATTTGAGCGAGTTTTTTGGTGATTATCAGCGAATAATGCTGAATAAATTGGCTCTTGGAAGTGAAACGATACCAGTTTCTCCTGAAAAAAATCCTGATTATTTGACTGCAAAATATTGTTGGCCAACGGTTTTGAATGCTGAGTTTTATGGTACGGAGGTTCAAGCTGGATGGAATGGAAAGATGAATGAATGGACTGGAGCTGTGCTGAATGCTCATGCCCGTGTGCCAATGATGTTTTTTAGGTTTGTGCTTGATAAGTTGGCTACATTATGCAATTTTACTTATTCAGGAAGTTTTGTTGATAGTGAAGTTTTCAAGCGATTATTGATTTATAATACTTTTTCACTCGATGATGCTACAAGTATTAGTTATGCTAATCATTTGCCCGAATTAAGTGTTATAGATTTATTTTTGGAGCTTCGTAAACTATTGAATCTTAGAATTACGCTTAATCCAGCGAGCCGTGTTGTGAGTATTGATTTTGGTGATGCTTATTTTGGTCAATCTGCAAAACTCGATTGGACAACGAAGGCTGTGCCGACCAAAAGCCGTTCGCCAATTCGTGATAATAGGCTGGAGCTTGATTGGGAAATTGATAGCAATGATGGAGTATTGAAAGTTGTACCTGCTGATTTTGATGTTTATAGAACTGTTGGCGATGGGTTTCTTTTTCCTATTAAGTCGGCATTTTCGACATTGAAAAAAGATGTTGGTGGTTTTTCAATTACGAGTCAGAAAGGTATTACGCCTCGATTTGCTCAGGGTGGAGAGAAGTTTTCGCCACGGCTATTATTTTGGAATGGAAATTCGGTGGCTACGAATGAGTATAGTACATACCGATTAGCATGGAATGGAGCTAACAGCATACCCGTAAGATTTTGGGCGAATTTTGAAAAGTTTAGACTTAATACGGCTTATAAAACGAATCCAATTAATTTGAATGCTGTTGATGTAGCAGCTATAAACTGGATAGAGCCTGATGCTGAAAATATCATATATATTAAAGGAAAGGAATATGCGATTGATTATATGAAGGTTATTTTGCCACTGGAGGGCGTGGCTGAGATTGGTTTGTTTGAAAGAAATTTTTAGATTTGTGTAGGAGTGATTCTCAACACTCATAATTTTGATGAGCAAGTGTAAAAGTTACTTTTATTGCTGCCTTTTACGCATTTGTTTATGTTGGAAGCGAGGAACTATTAAGCAATTTTTCTAATTTCATTTCGCCAATAACTAAAAAAATGAGGAACATTTCAAAGAAAGTAGTTATTTCTACTATTGCATTAAATTTTGTTTTTTATGTGGGTAGTTTTATAATAATGTTTGCTTATAAATTTAGCTATAAGTATGTAGATATAATTTTCTGTATTGCATTTATAATGGCTGTCTGGGGTTTTAAAATATTTAAGCATTGCCCCATAAAAGTCTTTTGTCGAAACTATAAATTATTGAACAAAGTTTACGGAAGAAAAACTCAAAAAGCATATTTCTATTATGGAACTTGCTTGGTAATAATGATATTGACTTTGTTTTTTTAATTCCAACGATACGCAAATGAGATGCAGAAGTTAATTAAGAATTAATTATGCTCTCGTTTGCTTATTTGCCAGAGTTGGAGAAAACTAAACTTGAAAACTTCGCCAATCTCCTGTCCACAGGACATGAAGCGAACTTTGAAATAAAATAAAACCTGGCACTTCGCTTTGATGTTGTCGCAAATAACTAAATTTATGAAAAAGAATAATATTGATAGAGCAGAAGTTAGACGAAGATTGTTTGATTGTGAAAGATGTGGAAATGAAGAAAAAGGGGGTGGGATAGGAGGATGGAGTGTAAATGGTAAATTATGGAATGAAACAATGTTGGCAAATGGATATACAAAAATGAGCAAGCATGGCTCTGTAAAAGGAATGATTTGCATAGATTGTTTTGAGAAAATGCTTGGTAGGAAATTAAATAAAGATGATTTTACAGATACATTTGATAATAAAACAAGTTCAGTAGTTAAAAAATATTTCACCTAACGAGCATAGGTTATCGTTGAACTAATTTTCCAACTGGGGTATAAAAGATGAGCAAGTCAAGGCGGCACGAATTGTGCTGCCTTTTACTTTTATATAGAGTTGGATTTAAAGGGCTGTAAAACTTAGCTCTTTCCGAATGTCCACAAAAAATAAATATTAAAAAACACTTGTATTATATAGTACAATTATACTATATTTAAACTATGAAAGCATCTGAATTTATAGAATCTCAAACACCTGCTGAAATCGCAAAAAACTTAGAGGTTTCACAAACAAATTCGACCAAATATAAAAAATGGCTCAAAAAAAAGGCTGTTGATTTAGAAAAATATTTTGAAAAAATTGGTAAAATTATAAAAATTGAAGAAGATGAAAAACAAAATAATGGACGTTGATTTCGATATGAACAAGGCTGCTCTTGTCCAAATTAATAAAAAATACCTTGAAAAAGAGGGAATACTTGAAGACTATTATAGTCTAAGAGGAAATGTTGAATTTGACGAAGACGGATTTGATTATATTTATATTCATCAAGCAAGATTACTTGGTATTATTCAATAATTCCAACAGCCCACAAGGGTTGATGACATAGTATTTTTGCAGGCAAAAATTGCTTGCTTTTGCACCCTTGTATCGTTGGAGCTAAGGGTAGTTAAAATTTTTCTAATCAAGTGTCGCAAGTAACTATGAACAACGGTGCAATTATTAGCGAATGTAAAAATTACAGATATTCACTTTGGCGAATTTGGGATAATTCAAAGCCTAAAATAATGTTTTTAATGCTAAATCCTTCTACCGCAGATGAAACTAAAGACGATGCAACAATAAGAAGGTGTACAGGATTTTCAAAAGATTGGGGCTACGGAGGTTTTTATGTCTGTAATTTATTCGCATTTCGGGCTACAAATCCAAATGAACTTTTAAAACAAGATAATCCTTTCGGAGATAGAAATATTTTTGAAACAAGAAAATTAGTTGATAAGGTAGATAAAGTGGTTTGTGCTTGGGGAAATAAACCAATAATTAAAAAGGTATTGAAAGGACAGTCAGAATTTAATTTATTGTCAATAACGGCTGATAAATTATATTATTTGGAGTTGTCGAAGGATAACACACCCAAACACCCTTTGTATTTGCGAAAAACTTTAATTCCGCAAAGGTTTTAATTTCATTCCAACGAAAAGTGGGACGAGAAAAAAAATGATAGCGTGTGAGCGAAAGCGAACCGCTATTTTTTTTGTTGGCTCACGTCTGTTGGAACGCAAAGCACGAAAGCTTATAGAATTATGATGTTGAAGGCGATTTTATAATTCAGGAAATTTGTTGATTTGTTCGTAATCAATAAACAGCCCTAAGTCTCTAAGATATTTTTGAGTTGTGGCAATGTCGGAGTGTCGGCATTGTTGGCGTATTAGTTCAATGTTTTGTGTTGCCATCCATAAGGCAATTACCCCAGTATGCTTCCATGAATACATATCATAGTTTTGATTGAGTAGTTCTGCTTTTGCAAGTATTTGTCTATGCTTATTATACATGTAGTCACGTCCGAGCGGTTTTGGTCCAGGTACTCCATCTTCAGAAAACACATAGAATGTTTCATCAAAGCTTCTTAGTTTATGTTTTTGAATGAGTACTTCCAAAGCTGCTGGAATCATTACGTGTTCGGTAGCATTGTTTTTATTGTTTTCAGCTCTTGTTAGAATTGTTTTTTCCTTAATATCTCCGATTTTCAGTAATCTTAGCTCATACCGTGGGCGGATGAAAGTGAAATAGATGAAATTGATGAATAACCAAAGCTGTTGCTCTGATTTGCACTCTTCTTTGAATATATGAGTTTGGTTTTTTGAGTATGCTGCGTGCTTTGTGGCAATCTGTGATATTTTGCTGATGTCGGCAAATGGATTATTGTCAGTGATTTTTCTTTTTCTGAAGAAGTTGAAAAATGTTGACATAGTGCCTTTAACATTATTTCTTGAGCGATTTGATAGCTTTTTCTTAACTATTAGAAAATCAAGAAATTGTAATGATATTCCATCATGGAATTGTTCAAGCGTAATGTTTTGTAGGTTTGATTCTGTAAGAAAATTTGTAAATCGTTTTATATCTGTTGAGTAACTTTCAAAAGTTCGAGGTTTCAATATGTTTTTGTTGAACTCAAGAAAGTATATTGTTGCTTCTAATAGTTTTGAATTTTTTGTGATTATTTGTAGTTCTTCTTTCTTTTTTGGTAATGGATTAACAACGGTAGAGCCATCTTTTAGCATGGCATCTATTTGTTTGGAGTGAATTTTTCCAGCAGCGTACCTTTCTTTTGCGGTTGGTTGGTTAAGAACAACTCTTTTACGCTTGAGAACTTCGTTAGTTTGGTCCCAGGCATAATACTCAACATACCACGGTTTTGACAAGTCGCCGTCAGAATCGCAGATACGACAAAGCTTGTGAGGTGTTGGCTGATTCACGATAATTAGGTCGTATTTTTTTTGAAAGAAGTTATTCTGTATTGTCATGGTTTTGTCATTAAGTTGTCATTAATGCAAAACACAAGTGTCTGAAAACAAGTAAAGCCTTGATTATCAAGGCTTTACAAAAGTACCGAGGACGGGAATCGAACTTGTGATTTTGTTCCGTACAAAGTACTTAAACATTTGAGTATAAGCCACTTATGTTATTTGCTTTTTGTCATTATTGCATTTATACTTGTCATTTTGTGTTTTTTGATGTCATGGCTTTGTCATGGTTTTGTCATCATTTGCACCAAGACTCGCCTAATAATATCCCATAAGCATTATCTTTTTTGGGGTCATTGGTTGAGCCAAACTTTACTAATTTTACTCTCATTGATACTCCGTATTTTTTTAGGACGCTACATAGATACTCTGCATATCCATCTCGTCGAGTACCATCATCCACGATAACAGCATACAATACATTTGCTTCTGTCATTATCGCATCTTTTACTTTTTGTTCTTTTTTTATAGCTGCTAATGCCTTGTCTTTAAAATTAATGTTATTCACTTTTGAAATTGAATCTGCAATATATTCTTCTTGTACTTTTTTAGCTCTTTCAATATTAGCTTTGTCAATTTTATCTCCATTTACAACTCGTTGATAAACTGCAAAAGCAATAATTACTAATACTATTGATATTATAAGTTTTTTTTTCATAATGTATATTTTTAGTTTAATAAGTAAAAATACTTGTTAAAATGCGTATTTCTACGCTATAAATGGTAAGTAGTAACCCGTATGTTTGCATTTGCGAAATACCTCCAAATTGCCTATTATCCCTAATTATGCCTTGTCAGAAAGAACTTTAATATTTTTAGTTTCTTTTAGCTCTTTTTCGGCTTTTTCAGCTCTTCTATAAGCATTTAGTGCCTCTTTCATTAATTCATTTTCTCGCTTGAGTGTCTCAATCTCGCTATCTTTATTGTCTTTAACTCCTAAAAGCAAAAAATTTGGTGTCGTTTCAAGTATTTCTGCCAACTTAACTAATACGTCTGCATGAGGTTTCGACCTATCATTAATCCAAGCTGATATTGTTGATTTTCCAGCAACATTCAATAATTCTGCTAATTTTTCTTGCCCTATTTTCTTTTCTCTAAGAAGTAATTGCAATCTGTCTCCGAATCCCATAAAAGTATTTGTTAAAAATAAAGTACAAATTATTTGCACTATTCTATTTTATTTATACCTTTGTGTATGATGTTTTACACCGTAAAAGTACATCGCAAACTTACAACGTACAAAAATGAAAAACAACAGTAAAACTACTTATGAAACAGAAAAATGATACCGTAAAAGTACTTGATAGTAGTGTTGAAGAGTTTACAATTGATTATTGGAGGAATGAATTTAATCGACTCTTTAAACTGCATCCTAACTTTAAAAGGGTTGATTTAGTTGCTTTTGATAGTTATTATCTGACTGCCATCGGCAAAGATGATATTCAAAATATCAAGCTTGGAAAGGCTGGTTTAGCTAAAACCAGACGTTTGGTTTTAGCATTGCAAAAAATGTCTGATTACTTATCAGACAAAGAATTATCTACTCAAAAATTAATTAAACGCCAAAAACTTATAACAGTATGACACCAGAGCCTTTCTTATTTGGAATCCTGACGGTCTTAGGTAGTTATTTGCTTGCTGTTGTGGTGAATAATATTACTGACAGTAAAAAAGACCCTTTACGTAATTTTCAACCCTTTAATTTCAAATACTATGCTAAGTTTTTTTCAAAAAATAAAAGAGGCAATAGATAACCAAATACCTACTGAGCTATTGATGAGTGATTACGAGTTTCGTAATATAATTCAAGTGCATGATATTGCCCAAGAAGATGCTACACATCAGAAGGCTATCAATAAGGCTATCCATCGCATTATTCTACAGTTGGGCTATATTGAATGTAGCAGCTACAAAGTAAGTATTTTGCTGTATCCTGAAGATATAGCAGCATTGAAGGTTTTGCTGAATAATCATTGCCTTATGATTGCTGAGTTATATCCTGAAACCGAAGGCATATTGGCGTTTTTTGCAGAACAGAAATATGAATATTACACTAACTTAATGCTAAAATTGAAATGAATATAGACTACGTAGTATCTGCTATTACAAAAGGAAGCATAAGACTTGAAGAAGTATGTGAAGCAAAAGAAATGCTGAATAATGAAATTATGCAGTGTGAAGATATTCTTCAAGACCAAGAAACTGAACTATACTCAAGGAGAGAGTTTCAGGGCAAATTAACTCTTTATAAAAAACTTTTAAATCGTTTGTAATGGCTTCATTAAAAGACATTTTGGCTGTTGATGGCGGTCGAAGTTATATAGAACATCGTTTTCCTGATTCGGTTAGGAGCTTCGATGATAAACGCCGAAAGTTTAAGGTTAGAGAAGAAAAAACACCTTCAGCTTCAGTTTACCAAAAGGATGGAACTTGGTATGTAACAGATTTTGGAGGTGAGCAAAAAAGAATGCACGCCATTGATTTGACTATGTTTGAAGATGGTTGTGAATTTATTGAAGCTCTTAATAAGGTAGCTACTTTTTACGGACTTAGTAAAGGTGGTGGCAGTGATAATAAACCTGAAATTGATAAGTGGCCTGCAAAACCAGAAGAAGCTGAAGGCGATTTTGATGTCAAATATAAAGAGTTTGACATGTTTGAACTCAAAACCTTATTTGCTGAGTATGCCTGGCGTGCGATGGGAAAAAATGATGATGAACGCAAAATTATTGCGATTCAGAAATGTAAGTATTTGCACTATAAAGCTATCGAATCTTATCGAATCACAAAAGATGGTGTTACTATTCAGTATAGCTCAAACGAATCTTTTCCGATGTTTGCGATTGACGAAGGTAGCTGGAAGAAGATTTATAAACCTAAAGCTGAAAAACAGTATCGTTTTTTTAGCCGTGGCGAAAAGCCTCAAAACTTCATTCATGGACTTGAGCAGCTTACAAACTTTGTAGCTGATAAGCGTGGCTCAAGTAATATCAATATTAATATTGATGATGAAAATGATGGCAAAAAGAAAAGTAAATCTGACAATATTGATTTTAAGGTTGATAAGCTAATTATATGTACTGGTGGTAGTGATGCTTTGAATGTTCATGCTCTTGGCTATCATGTTGTTTGGCTCAATTCGGAATCAGCTGAATTAACCAGAAGTCAATATAAGATTTTCAAAGAAAAATCATGGAATGTTTTTAACCTCCCTGATATTGATGAAACTGGAAAACGTGAAGCTCATAGTTTGGCTTTGGAATACCTTGATATTTTGACTATTCGTCTTCCTGAAGAGCTTAAAAAGCACAAAGACCACCGAGGAAATGCTTGCAAGGATATTCGAGATTATTTGAAATATCATACTAAATATGATTTTGACCAATTGGTAAAAGTAGCAATACCCTACCAGTTTTGGGACCAGGAACAAAAGCTTGATAAAGATGGCGAACCTGTTTTTAAATTCAAAAAGCCTGTTACGAGTTATGTTTTCAATAATGTACGGGCATATAACTTTTTGTTTCATTCTGGTTTTTCGAGGTATAAATCTGAAAAGGAAAAAGAAGGGTTTTTCTTCATCAAAATTGATGGCCATGTTGTGCGTAGAGTTGAGACTTCTGAAATCCGTGATTTTATCAATGGTTTTCTTGAGTCAAGGTTTATGCCTGAAGATTTGCGAAATATCGTGTATCGGTCGCCACAGCTGAGCGAAACAAGTCTTGCAAATTTGCCATTATCAGAGCTTGATTTTCAGCCTTATGATGCCGAAACTCAGTATTATTTTTTTCAAACCTACAATGTACACAAACGTGCTTATGATGGCTCAGTTTGGAAAATAACGAAAAATGGTATTGAAGAAGTAAAAGGAGCTGGTGGTAAATATGTATGGCAAGAAAAAGTGATTGAGCGTAAGATAAATATTTTGCCTAAATTTTTTAAGAGCTGGAAAGATGATCATTGGGATATTGAAATTGTTGATGATAGCCCAATGGTATTGAGATTCTTAGTTCAAACCTGCCGTGTTCATTGGAGAAAAGAGCTTGAGGAACGCCTTGGAATTTGCTCAAGACTCAAGACTGACCAGGAGCGTAAAGAGTATGCCTCAAAACATAGTTTTAGTGCAGAAGATTTTGAGCGTGTTTTTACTAAAGATAATCGTGATGGTAGCAAATTTATTGATGAATATAGAGAGAAATACAAGTTTTCATTGGTTGGGAGTTTACTGACTGAAGCAGAACAAATTGAACAAAAGCTTCACTTCCTTAATCGTTTGTATGCTATCGGATATCTACTTCATAGGTATAAAAATCCCTCGAAACCCTGGGGCGTATGGGTAATGGACAATAAGATTAGTGATGAAGGCGAATCGCATGGAGGTAGCGGAAAATCTTTGCTCGTCAAGCTGCTTATCTACATGAATTTGATAACTGTGCCATTGGATGGCAGAAATGCCAGGCTTACTGATAATCCTCACATTTTTGAAAATGTTGATTTTTCTACTGACCTTATTAATACAGACGACTGCTATGATTATTTTAATTTTGGGTATTTCTATGCCAGTTTGACCAGTGATTTATCTGCCAACCCCAAAAATAAGAAAGGCTATACCATTCCATTTGATAAATCACCAAAATTTATTTTTTCGAGTAATTATGGTGATAGGCAAACAGACCCTTCTTCGCTTCGTAGAAAACTCTATACTGTTTATAGCGATTATTACCACGAAAATAATGGTGAGTATAACGAAACTCGTAAGCCTGATGAAGAGTTCGGTCGTAATTTGTTTACGGACTGGAAGCATGAGGATTGGGAACACTATTACAATTTCATGGGCCAGTGCTTGGCTTTTTATCTTCAGGTTGATGAAAAGATAGTGCCGCCGATGGGGAATGTGATGAAGCGAAATATGATTGCTGAAATGACAGAAAGCTTTAAGGCATGGGCTGATTCTTACTTTTCGTTGGAAGGTGATAGAGTAAACGATTGGTATAGAAAAGACATTGCTTTTGAAGATTTTAAGCGTGAGACTGGCTTGAAAAACTCAACGGCCACCAGTTGGAAAAAGAAGCTTGGAGTGTATTGTAAGTATATGAAATATGAGCTTAATCCACATGGTATGGGAAGTACTACTCGAAAGGTAACCATACAGGATGATTATGGTAAACCTAAAGAAACCAGTAAAGAATTTATTTATATCCAAACTAATTCGATTGAAAAAAAGAATGCTATTTCTCAAAATTCAGACCGAAATGATTTTCCTTTTTAATTATGAAAACAACACCAACCATTTATCCTATTTTCTTTCGAAGCTCTACGGGTTATGATTTTTGGAAGATTGACAGCCCTGAAAGTGGGCATTTTATCAGAAATATGATTGCAAAGGATGGGGGCTATTGCTATCAGTCGAATAATGTATGTGAGGGTGAAATCTCTCTTGTGATGAAAGGTGACAAGGTTGAGCAAATAGAAGAGCGGGAATACCTTGAAGCTGCAAAACATCAAATGAAACGCAACCAAGCGGGCTTATTGAAAATAACTGAAAAACTGATTCAACTATGACAACCTACGTTTGTTTTTTTGAACTCATGCGAGGACGTGAGCTTCGGTATAAAGTAAAGCGATTGAGTTTTGTAGAAGCTCAAGCTGCTTTTGGTAGTTATTGTGCAAAAAATCACTTGAAGCCGCTGAAAGGTTGGCGATGGGTAGAGAAATGAGTATCAAGCAAAAGCTTGTCAATAGGCTAATAGGTCATGGCATTGTTTTGTCGGGTAATGAGCTTGAAGTGCATATTTTTCATTATAAGAAAGTATATAATGGCAAGTATAGAGGCATTGATTTATTACTTAACATGCTTGATTATGAAGAAGATTTTTCAAAGTTTTTAGAATTTATAAACAAACGTGGCGACGTAAACGCATAATATATGGCACAAACAGAAATAGAACTACCTGATAGTTTAGCTACTTCAAAGATTTATGCGATTGTAAATAGTGAAGATTATGCAAATAATATTCATAAATCAAATGAAGGTAATAAATCTGCTAAGCGTAGGCTTAGAAAGCAACTATTGGAAATTACCAAACTTGCAAAGCAAAGAAGAAAAGAGCTTAATGAGGTTTGAACTTGTGGAGCTGAAGAGCATTTTACGATTATAGCTTGCTTTAATTATGATTGTAGATGTGACAAAAAAAAGAGCAGTTGCGGAGCTGCTCTTTAAAAATTAAATAAATTTTTAACAATTAAACAGTGCAAATGTAATGGAAAAAATTAAAGTTTTTATAGGTCCACCAGCCAGTGGTAAAAGTAGGAAGGCAAGAGAGTTAGCAGAAGGTAGAAACGTATTTTGGAAATTCCCAAAGAGCGACAACTCTGTTTTTACTCCATTTATGCTTTATGGATTAGATAAAGATACGGAAATTATTATAATTGAAGAGATTCAGAGTAAGAAAAAATTAGAAACTCTTATTTACGAATTTTTTAATGACAAATTGGTTATAAACATTCCTCGAAGGACATTTTTTGAAATTCCACGTCCAGAAATAATATTGATTTGTGATTTTGATTCATATATACCGAAAGAAGAAAGCATAAAAAGAAGAATTGAAATAACTGATTTCGGGAAGCCTGAAAATCAATATACTGATAATATAAAGAGTGAAGCTCAGATTGAGATGGATAATAGAAAAAAGTATATTGATTACTTTACAGCAAATGATACAAAGAAATGAGTGCTTATGACAACTTCATGATTCAGTACCAGGATATTGACTTGATAGATATTAATAACATCATTTGTGAAGCCATTCGTGATACTGGCACCGACATTGATAGCGTAGAAATGATTGCTCCAGCATTATATGCTCGTGGGTATATTATAGTACCAATCGAAAAGGAGGATAGTAATGCTTGAGAATACTAAACTATCATTAATTGAAAATACTATTTCGGCACTTAAAAGCGATGATTCATTAAAGATTATGAATGCTGAGAAAGTTTTACGGGTGCAATGCCATCATAGTAAGGTTTCGATGTTGAGATTTATTGCAAATGAAATAATGCCTGTATATCTTGGCACCAGTACTGACGTTGAAATCAAAAAAATCAAATGTGAGTATTGCAATGCTATGTACGGAAGTAGTAATGCCCTCAAATCGCACCTTGGTCGGTCGCATAAGGATAAAAAGCACCTTTGGTCAAAGACATAATTTCATGGCTTATAGTTGAATAAGAAAAAGCACCTGCATTGTGGGTGTTTTTTTTGTTTTATATTAAAATAATTCAATTCCTTTTCCATTTTTAGAGGTTTCGCAAGCGGCTGCCTTATTCCTTTGCAATCCTTTAGCGATTATATCAATATTTTTTTTAACTTTTTATTATTTTTATTCTGATACTGTTAATAGTCTGAAATTCAAGTAGTTATGTTTTTATTATTTTTTTATTCTTTGAATAAAAAGTATAAGAAATAATAAAAAGTATAAAAATATAGAGGACGGAATTTTTGAGAAAAATACTTGGTTAGAAAATTTTGAAGCATTGGATAAAAAAAATAAGAAGTTAAAAAGGTGTGGTCTAAAAATATAAGTTACTTATAATCAATACTTTATATTCAAAGAATAAACTGAATAAAAAAATAGAAAAAAAATCGTACTCTGAGCCATGAGTGTACATAAATATATAAATAGTTTTATGTGATGGTTATGTGATTGATTATTAGAATTATACAATTGAGTTTGTGTCCTTTATTTATTGTATTAAGCTATTGAGATTTGATTTTCAAACAACGATTCAATATTGTTTCACTAAAATCAATTCTCAGATGAAAAAAATACTTTCATTTTTATTTGTTCTGCTAACATCTTTGACCTTTGCCCAAAATTCGGCCACAACGAGCATTAACAATAATATTGTTAGTCAAGGTACTAAAGGTATTACTGCCACAAAGCTAACGAGTGCACTGAATGCAATAGTAAGCTATGTAGGTTCTCCTGCTCCAAAACGCTTGACAGTGAGTCAGGTCAGGTTACTTTCTACTGATTATCCAGTGATGGTGTATGTTACGGATATTGATGGCATTTTTACGCTTGATGCCAGTGATGTAAGCTCAAGCGATGATGGAGTTAATGTAATTGTAGCTGCATCAGGCGGCAAGCGTTATAAGAAAACTCTTAGTAGTAAAGCAGATATTAATTCTCCAAGTTTTACGGGTACACCAACTTTACCGACAGGTACAATAGGAGTTACACAAACGGCAGGTAATAGCACAACAGCACTTGCTACAACTGCTTTTGTTACGACAGCAGATAACTTGAAAGCAAATATTGCCAGTCCGACCTTCACAGGTACACCAACTTTACCGACAGGTACAATAGGAGTTACTCAAACGGCAGGGAATAGTACAACTGCACTTGCTACAACTGCTTTTGTTACGACAGCAGATAACTTGAAAGCAAATATTGCCAGTCCGACCTTCACAGGTACACCAACTTTACCGACAGGTACAATAGGAGTTACTCAAACGGCAGGAAATAGCACAACAGCACTTGCTACAACTGCTTTTGTTACAACAGCAGTTAATTTGAAAGCAAACATTAACAGCCCTACATTCACAGGTACGGTCGGTGGAATTAATAGTTCTATGGTTGGCTTAGGAAACGTTGACAACACGAGCGACTTGAATAAGCCAATTTCGACAGCTACACAAAATGCCTTGGATAACAAGGAAAATAAGTTTGCTCAATATAGTGGCGAATATGGCGTATTGACCTCACAAAAGATTTATGGTACACCTGCTCCGCCCCTTTTTTTACCTAACATTTATTGGGTGAATCAATATGTGGATGCGAGCAATGTTGACCTTCAAATAGCGTTAGGGCTCAATTCAAAAGAAACGGTTATTGGAAATGGGACAACCTCACAATATTGGCGAGGAGATAAGACTTGGCAAGACTTGAACACTTTGCCAGTTTCAACCGCTACTCAAACAGCTTTGAATTTGAAAGCCAATCTTGCCAGTCCGACATTTACTGGTACTGTAGTTTTGCCAGCCACAACCTCTATTGGAACTGTAAGTAATACTGAGCTAAGTTATGTTGATAATGTAACAAGTTCTATTCAGACACAATTGAATAGCAAAGAATCAACATTGACTTTTTCAAGTGGGTTGACTCGAAATACTAATACTATACGGAATGATTTAGTAACTGGAAAACAAGGAGGTGGACTAATATATGGTGATATAGACCCTAATGGATTGTTGAATATTAGTTCTACTATTAATGCTACTAAGGGAAAAATAACTTTTGGAACATCAGCTTATGATGAAGCAAATAATAGATTTGGAATTGGCAATTTTTCTCCTTCATATACTTTGGATGTCAATGGAATAAGTCAAGCTACACAATATAAACTTTCAGCTTTGAATACTGCTCCTGCATCAGCAACAGCAACTGGAGTTTTGGGTGAAATTAGAGTTACCGCTACTTATATTTATGTTTGTACTGCAACAAATACGTGGGTTAGGTCAGCATTGGCTACATGGTAGAAAATTATTTTGTCATTATTACAGGAATAATCCTGTGGTAATGACAAAATATTGTTATTTTTGAAGAAACAATCACAGCTCTATGATTCTTTCTGTTCCTGTCAAACCGTGGGTTAAGCATCTTCTGAAAAAACAATATGGAAAAGAACCGATTGAGGTTCGGGCAAATACTGACCTTGGGTCTATTTTATTATTGGCAGTTTCTGCAAAAGACAGGTTTAGATTAACGGTAGGAGAATTGACTGAGGAACAATCTGGAGATATTATGCCTACCGATGAGCAGTATGAAGTTATCTCATTTTTGCTTGGTGGTGTTTTTTTGAAAGGTGTAATTATTGCCGATTCATTGCCACTTATTTCAGCTGCTTTAGAATCTTATTGTAAGGTTTTTGCAAAAGGATATTCGATTGGTTATAGAAGTTTGCTTAATTCTGAGCTTGGAAGTGCAGTTGCATTATATAGACTTTATGATTTTAAAGAGAAAATAATCAAGCAGGATACACTTATTAAAATTATTCAGCGTGAGTTTAAGGAAATGAAAAATGTGTTTACTGAATTCTATTTACCACGTAGGTTGAAAGAAAAAATACAGTAAGATGTCCTGTTAAAGTTTTTAGCGTCCTAAAAATAGTGTTTTTATAAAAGTTAACTGGACACCTTTAATTTGAATTAATTATGCCTGAAATTAGAGAAATTGGCAATGTAGATGGTGGTAGTAATCCCGGTTATGTGCGTGAGCTTTTTTTGATTAGGAAAGAAGATGTTTTGAGCATTGAAAATCCTTTTTATGGAGTGACTTCATCAACTGCTTATATTTTTTCGCCCGATATGCTAAGGTTGGTTCATTCGGCTGAAATAACCAAAATCAATTTTGTTTGGCGTAGCTGCATTTGTGTTGAGACTTCAGAGCCTGTTTTTCCAATCATATATAATAACACAATTAATTTTGAGCTTTCAGGCAACGAGGCTGAAATAAGCAAATGGGTAATAGATAATGTTGGCCATGAGTTTATTGCCATGTTTGGCAATAGAGTTCAAGAAACATTTATTGTTGGTAATACTGATGTTGGTTTAGAATTAAGCTATTCAAAGAATCAAACTCAAAAAAATTTTATTGCGGTTTTGCTTTCGGGAAAAATGGTTGTACCAACTTTTCATACTACTGAAATAGATGTTGATTCTTTCTTCAATGGATATGAATTTTCTAATGAGTTTAATGTTGGCGTAGAATTTAACTGATATGGTCAATTTCATTACAGATATGATACTTATAGAAAAAAGACACTTGATAAGTGTTTTTGGAGGTATCGGAACGCCAAATAATGTTTTGATTAGCTCTTATGCAATGCCTACTCGGATGAAATTTGTTTGGCGTGGGTGCACTTGGAATTATTCTGTTAAGAATAGTGTGAATGGTGAGCTATCTGATAATAATGTTGTTTTTGGCTTTGTGAAGCCTTATTTGGCTTTGAAAAAATGGCAAATTGATAATGAGCAAAAAGAGTTTGTTGCTTTTGTTCAGCTTAGAAATGGAGTGTCATATATAATAGGAAGTAATAATGTAGGTCTTACTATTTCTATGAAAAATGAATTGAATGTTAGTAATAGCTTATTCATTTTTTTGAAAGGCTTGATAGATGTTGAGCCACTTCAATCAACTTATCATATTAATGATTTTTTTGTAGGAAGAGATTTTGGAGATGATTTTAACATAGACTTTGGATAATATGGCTGTTAATTCGACAACAATCAAAAATTCGATAAATACGAATTTAGCTACAAATAATGCTGGATTAATTGTGGCAACTATCATGCGAGCTACATTAATAGTTGTAGTTGATTGGATTGCTGGTATTTTAAATTCAGTGCCAACCTCTCAGAATATACCTGTAAGTGGAATAGTTACAGAATCATTGGTAACACATACGCTTGATTCAGTTAAACTGAGTGTTGAGTTTTATATTAATAATAGGTTAGTTAATAATATTGATTGGGAGCCAGTAAGCACAACACAAATAAGGGTGTATTTGTCTTACAGCGATACACCGATAGAAGATACATTTAGTGGGGATATTTTTATCATCAAACGAGTATAAAATGAAAAAACTACTTTTGCTTTTATTGATTACTTTTAATGTATTTGCTCAACCGAAACGAAAGGTCTTGTTTGATGCTGATACAACTACACGCCCAGATGCTGGTTTTTATGGAGTTGGTATAAGAGATTCTCAGCCGTATTTGGTTCGCTCAAGTGGTGATAATTTAATGTTTGATGTTTATCCGACAAAGGTTGCTGGTTGGCAATTTAATAATTCTGGTATTGTTCCTACATCAGTAAGGGTATTTACTGTTAATAAAGATAGTCTAACTATTGATTTGCCTGATGCGAGTGATACATTGAATCGCAATTTGGCTTATACTGCCATTTATTTGGGTTATAGCCAAAACAATGATTTTAGCTTTGCGGATAATACATATTTGCTTTCGTTTTCGGATACAATTTTTGTTTATAATCCGGTGAATGGTATTACCTATTGGACTCAAAGTTTTTATAATACTCATACTTATTCATTTTTCAAGGTTAAGCCTTTCGATGCTTTTTGTCTTTATGTTGACAAAAAACGTTGGTGGTTGTCTGCTCAAAACTTCAAATACTAATTTTATGAAAAAGCTATTTTCAATTTTTGCCATCTTTTTTCTTTTTGCTTTTACGATTCCGACCAGAACGGTATCTACGACGAGTACTACTATTGCCAGTGGGGATGATGGCTATGTGATTATTCATACTGGAGCTAATGCAACTTATACTCTCGGCACTGTATCGAGCGGTTTTACTTGCAATATTGTCAATCATGGCACTGGGAATATTACATTTTCAGGTAACATCCGTACAGCAAATGCCCAAAATATTACAGTACTGACTTATTATTCATCTGAAATTAACCCTGGAGTGGTAGGCAATAGCATTAGATTGCTTTATGATGGCTCTGTGTGGCGTTCAATAAATTAAACTGAATTATGAAAAAGCTTTTCTTCTTGCTACTAATCTGTTATGGTAGCTGTTATGCACAAAAAGATACAACTATCATTAAAAGAAAGGTTGTGAAGTTTGGTAACAAATTTTTCATCGAGCAGACAAGTACATCAGTAAGTTATCAAGAATTCAACATTAGTTTGATTGAAGATATTGATAAAAAAGATGATGATGAAAAAACTATTCAGTCAGAAATTGATAGAAAGAGTGCTGAGTTGGTTGAAAAAAAGAGTGAAAATAAAGAGTTTCAAAAACATTTGAAGGATGCTATCAAACAAGGATATGTGCCTGCTATAAGCAACTCAAGAGAGCAGGAAATATATCAAAAAACTCTGAAAAAAATAAAGTAACATTCAGTCCTAAAACGGCTAACTATCAGATAGTTAGCCGTTTTTTTTTTGTCCTGTTGTATAATATATAATGAATTTAGATTTCGGAAAATTCAAATAATCTAAATTCCAAAAAGTGATAGAATCTCTGATTTCCGAAAAATGGGCGTTGCATGAGCATATACATAATACTCAAGCAGCCTTAATTCTACGCCGATTATCACAAGGATTATCAATACCAGATTATACGGCTGAACGTGAAAAATTTGTTCCTCATTTTATCAGTACTGATGGTATAGAAAAAGATGCTTGGCATCAAGACCCTAACGGCAATCATCTGAATTGGGATATTGCAGCAAGTAAAAGTGGCAACGTCGCCATTATTCCTATTATCGGGACTATGACTCGTTATGGTGGTCTTTGTTCTTATGGAACTGAGGACATTGCAGGATGGATAATTGAAGCGAACCAAGCAAGTTATGTATCAGCAATTGTACTTGAAATCAATAGTGGTGGTGGTCAGGTTGATGGTACGGAGTTGCTTGGTTCTGTTGTGAAACAATCGAAAAAACCTGTGGTAGCTTATGTAGCAGGAATGGCAGCCAGTGCTGCTTATTGGGTTGCAAGTCAATGCAGTGAAATTGTGATGGAATCTGATGTTACGAGTGAAGTTGGCAGCATTGGTGTATTGGCAATGCACGTAGATATGTCAGGATTCTACGAAAAAGAAGGCTACAAAATTAAAATCCTTCGCTCTGAAGGTAGTCAAGATAAGGCATTGTTCAACGGTGTCGAATCTCTCACGCCAGAACTTGAGGCGGCTGTTAGAAGTGAGTTGACTGTTATTCGTGAACGTTTTGTGGCAACAGTCAAGTCTGGTCGTCAAAGCATTGCTTCTGATGTTTTTTCAGGAAAAATGTACACAGGAAAAGAAGCTATCAAAAAAGGTATGGCAGACAGAATCGGCTTTTTGGGCGATGCTGTTTATCGTGCTGATTTGTTGGCTCGAAAATCAGCTTAATTATTTTTTTTCACTATAATTTTTGTACAAATGAAATTCAATTTTAAACCTCTTAGCTCTTTTTTTAAATCGACTTCAACCGAAGAAGATAAGGAAGAGAAGAATGAATCAAATGACCAAGGTGGAAACCAAGGTGATAATAAAGATGATGCAGGTACTGACCAAGGTAACGACCAAGTTGATGACCAAGAAGAAGTTGGTGGCGACCAAGAAGAAAATGCTGGTAACTCTGGTAAAGAATCTAATATTAGCATTACTCAAGCTGAGTATAAAGGTTTTGTTGCTGCACAAGTTGAGCTTCAAAAATTTGGCAAAAATGCTGAAGATAGAAATAACTTCTTAAAAGATGCTTCACAGCTACAAGAATGGTATGCCGCAGCGGCTAGGGTTGGTGCCACTTCAAACAGTGATGCAAATGCAGCTGAAAAAAGTAAAAAGTTAAGCAAGGTTACCTCAGAAGCAAAAGCTGCTTATGAGAAATCTGCATCGGCAAAGAAAAAATAAGAGCCGATAACTAAGACCTTATTTTAATTTTCAAATTTTTTAAACTCTTAATATACAAAAATGGATAGCTTAGATTTAACAGGTGTTGCTGAAGAGTTACTCGACTATGCTCGTGATAACAAGGACCACATTTTTACAGGTATCTATACGCCTGGTGTAACTGATGCAGATACTGCAAACAGCATATATTCGATGGATGAGTACTCCAATGAAATGGATACGCCCGACGAAGTAGTATTTACGGAAATATACGCAAATGCTTCATTAAAGCCAGGAGGTATTCGTGATGCTAATGGAAAGGTATTCCGACCAAAAGCTGATGCTGTAAGCATGGCAACTCGCAAGGGAAAAGTTCGTGATATTCAGCAAGATTTCATTTTCACAAGAGAAATGATTATTGCTTTGAAGCGTAGCTATTTTGCCCAGTGCAAAAGAATGAAAATTAATCCTGATGAATTGCCGTTTTCGCAATACATCATGGCAGAGTTAGAGAAAAAAGCGGCCTCAGAATTACGTATTGCCAATTTCAAAGCAGTGCATAATACTGCTACTAATGCTCAGTCATTCCTTGATATGTTTGATGGTATTTTAAAGCAAATTGCTCTTGATATTGTATCAGGTGATTTGCCTGAAGAAAATATTGTTGAGCAGGCAGCTTTATCTGTAACTAATACAGTTGCATCAATGGAGGCTATTGTTGATATTATTCCAACAGAAATGTTAGGTAATATGGTGTGCTTGGTTTCTCGAAAAGTAAAAGGATTCTATGAAAAAGACTATCGTGCAAGATGGGGTACTTTGAATTGGAATACTGGATTGAAAAAACCTGAAATTGAAGGTACATCAATACCATTTTTGGTTGAGCCTGGCATGGATGGTTATGACAAACCTATTTTTGTACCTCGTATGAATATCACTCGTTTGTATGATTCTACTGGTAAGGCTGGCTTGGAGATTGACTATGATAAGCGTGAGCGTGACATTGCAATCGTAATGGATGGTCAAGCGGGTATTGGTTATGGCGTGGCTCGTAGAAACTTTACCATGGTTACGCCTTAATAATAACCTAATTATTGATTTAGCAATCTCCATTGAGGAGATTGCTCTTCTAAAATTTTTCTCACAAAATAAATTCTTAAATATATGTCAGTTATAGCACTTGCAACAATAGATGCACAAAACTTTCAGATAGGTAATCCTGGGGGTGTACGGAATGTATATGCGATTCTCTCTCGTCAGATTACTGGAGTCTGGCCAAATGAAACTGTGATTGATGGAGAAGGCTTAGTAACAGCTTTGCCTACATTGGTAACTGGGGCAAAATGGTCGCAATATTTATTTCCAGATGGAACTGCTGAGTTTTCATTTGATGGTGGTGGAGACCCTTCTTATCAGAGTTATAAGCACATGATTGAGTTAGCCTTGGCAGGCTCAAATACTGCTGTTAGAAAAGAAGTTAGAAAATTTCTTAATGCTGGTGGTGTTTTCTTGATTGAAGATAAGTCGGGCAATTTTGTAGTATTGGGTAATTCAGATGACCCTATATATTTGAAACCTTCATTCAAATCGGGAAAGAAAGGGAACGACAAGCGTGGTTATACGTTAAAGGGCGAGGTAGATGGGATGATGTGGGAGCAGGTATTTTTGACTCCTTCGTTGATTGCTACACTTGAATTTAATGCCCTACCCAGTTGAACCTGACATAAGTCAGGATTTCGATGATGATTTTTCTAATTAATTAATAAATTTCAAAAATGGAAAAAACTTATAAAGTCGTTAATGTTCCAAAAGAACCTACACGACATCATTTAGGCAACTTTGGCTTAGTTCAAATAAAAGAAGATTTGCCACAAGAAATATGCGAAGCTGGTTTTTCGGCTGGATTACCATATTTTGAAGAAGTAAAGCCAAAAGTTGAAGTAAAAACTGAACAGGTTGTGCAAAAACCTGAAGCTATTGAAGTAAAACCTGATAAGAAATAAAAATCTTTTAGATTTTGCTTATATTTTTTAACTTTTTAAACTTTGATTTCAATGTCAAAAGATAATAAAAATACGAAAAAAATTACTCAACCGCCGATTGAAGAGCTACCAGTTGAGCAACCACCGATTGAAGAGCTACCAGTTGAGCAACCGCCTATTGAAGAGCTACCAGTTGAGCAAACACCGATTGAAGAACCAGAGTTGTCAAAGTCTGAACGTGTCAAGATAGCTGCTCAAAAATATTTAGATTCAATTCAAAAAGCAGCTGATGACAGAACACCAAAAGTTGAAGAAGAAGAAGCTGAATAAGATTGAGTAGATATAAATATCAAAAGCCTTTGTCAAGTGCAAAGGCTTTTTGTATATTTGAAATGCGAAACACTTATTGATATATTACCATAGCCATCGGAATGACATTCCGAGTGGCATGGGTTGGAAGTACCCAAATGGCTTTGGTAACAAAGGTGTTTCGCAAGTGACCATCTCGGATTTATTATGTCTTCAGCCTCAATTCCTCCTTTGCCGTTTTTCCTTTCAAAAGTTATTCATTTGAATAATCTTATAGCAGGTATATCGGCATATTTAGAGTTACTTCAAAATGAGCTTCAAGAAGTTGAGATATATGAGAATCCGATGTTGTATGTTGAAAGAATTGATTACTACGAAAAAATTGCTTCATTTTTACAAATATTGACAAATGAGCGAGAGCGAAATCAAAAGCCAGCGAATGAAAGCGACAGCGTTGCTGGAGCTGATGAAAATGGAGAAAAGAACAGGTAAGTACTCCATTGGGCAACTTGCTGAACAGGAAGCCATCGTGCTATCTTTTCGGAACTACACAAATGAAGCTCCAAAAAATCTACCAAGTAAGCCTACAATTGAACCCCAAGTTATAGAAAAGAAACCAGTAGTTGAACTCAATGCAGATGTTCAATTATTAGTTAATGCCATCAAAGCTGAGATGGATGCTATCGACGATGAAAAAAGTCGTTTGGCAAATAAAATGGCTGACATTGCTGACAATATTAATTGTGCTGATATTGTAGCTCAAATTAAAGCTTTACGAGGAAAGTGGGTTCAAAAAAACGATTTGTTTTGGTATGTCAAAACTCATGGTGAAATGCCTGAAGTACAGAGTATTGAACGTCCAATTAATCTTCCAAATGATAAGTTTGAATTGAATAAGATGTTACTTAATACAAGGTCTAATTTATCGAAGTATCGTTCTCGATTACGGGATGCAAAAACAGAAGTAAATAAGCAACATTACCAAAAACAAATCAGAATTTCAGAAAATCTTATCAGTGAAATTGACTTAAAAATGACTGTTGTATGAAAACAAATGTTTTGCCAAAAACTCCAAATATGTTTGATTATTTCAAGGCTAAAGGAATTATTCTTGAGCATAACGAAATACAACATTGGATTGATAAGAAAATTGTAAAAGGCTCACGAAGGGTATTTTTTATAAATACATTTACTGAAGATGCTGAGTGCTTAATAACTGCGAAAGGCATGCTTGGTGTGCAGCACTACTATGCTAAGTTAGAATTGAAAAATGTTAGTTTTTTTTATATTGATATTCCAATCGGGCAATATAGATGTATTACGAAGTACCAAATAATCGTGCAAAAAGATAATAAAGCTATTTGGACAGGAATTGTAAAGCCAAGTGGCGAGTTTGAAAAATTAATTTAAAATTATGACAGAGCTATTTATAACCGAAAAAGTAAAGATTTCTGATTTGATTCCGAATGAAATCAATCCTCGTAAAATTAAAGAGATTGAAAAACGTAAGCTGTGGGAACGCCTTCAAAAGTTTGGGATGATTGGCATACCAGTACGTGATGCTAATGGCTCATTACTCAGCGGCCACCAGCGATGCCAAGTTTATTTGTCGTATGGACTTGGAGATAAAGAAATTGATGTTCGTACTGCTACCAGAAAGCTAACTGATGATGAGATTAGAGAAATAATGCTAATCGAAAATACTCATGCTGGAGAATTCGACATTGAAAAATTATTCGCTGAATTTGATGATTACGTTAATTTAGATGATTTTGGGATTTCTTTTGATGAAATAACAAAAGAAATGGCTGAAGAGCATACAAAAGTTGATGAACCTCAATACCCGATTGTGCCAAAATATAGCGAGAAGTATTCTGCTGTTGTGATTGTAATCGAAAACTCGATTGATGAAAACTTTGTGCGTGAAGTACTTGGCTTACAAATCGCAAAGGACTATAAGACCGAAAACGTTGGTGATTCTTATGTTCTTAACGCTAAACAATTTATAGAAAAATGGCAACAGAGAGCATAAAAGAGGGTAGCCTACCTGTATTAATTGCCAGCCACAAGAGGGCTGATAAAATCACAACGCATAAGAAGGTTTCAAACTCAATAATTTGCATACCTGAAAGCCAATTTTGCGATTATCGAGAGAAATGCCCAGACACGGAAATTGTATGCCATCCAGATAGTATTATTGGTCTTTCTTGGAAGCGTCAATGGATGTTCGAACATTTTGGCGATGCTTTTCATCTTGATGATGATTTATCTTATATGAAGCGTATTTATTCGGAACCAGGAGAAAAAGATAAATTAACTCCTGATGAGATTTACAACGTTATCCAATCAACAGCCATTGCAGCTCGTCAGGCTGGAGTGTATTTGTTTGGATTTAATACTTCAGGCAAACCATTTACTTACAGTTCACTTTCGCCAATTCAACTTAGTGGATATGTAAATACTTGTGCATTCGGTCTGTTTACTGGCTCAAAGCTTTATTTTAGGCCCGAACAACGATTTCAGGAAGATTATTGGATTAGTGGTTTGAATGCCTATCTAAACCGCAAAATTTGGCGTGATAATAGGTTTTACTTTCATTTCGGTGAAACTTGGGTCGGCTCTGGTGGATTGGCTGAGTTTCGTAATTTTGAAACCCTTGAAAAAACACTCGATGAGCTTCAGGGATTTTTCGGTAAGGATGTTATTTGTGTAAGAAAGAAAGGCACAATTAACCATCCGTATCAAATGAACTTTAAAACTCCTTTTTAATATGGATTTTCTATGGTACTTACTTATTTGTTTTTGTGGTGTAGTGATGTTCTTCTATCTATTAGCTTTAATACTACACTTATTATTTAAGTTATTGATATTTATACTTGATATAGCATTTGAATTATTTATTATATCTCGTAAAATAGCCTTTTGGATGTTCGGACTGTTAACTAAATAGTAAGAAGCAACCAAATTCTAAGCATGGTGAAAATGCTCAAAAAGCCTGTCATTTGTGATAGGCTTTTTTGTTGTTCAGACTGCCATATTTACCGTGAAAATAATTGATTAACTGTTTTGCCTACTTGCCTTCCAGTCGTACGTTCGTATTATAATTAATCACTTAAATATCAGGTAGTTATGTTGTATTTTCTTCAAATAATTGAGTTAAAAAACAGAAATGGAAGATTCATTTTTCTACGTGAAAATGATGAATGTATAAAATTTCGTCATAATAACGAAATTCTTTACATACCTAAAGCAGACTTCAAAAAAGAAGATGTAATTGAGCTTTACGAATCAGTTAAACTATTTGGAAAAGTACCTATAAAAAGAGTTTTACGAGCAATTAATTAATTTTTTCATATCAAGTAAATCAATCACAAACATGTCAAACAGAACAATTAAAATTGGGGCAAATTGCCAACGCCACATTGAAAAACATGAAGGAGCAACAATATCAAATTATGTAGCTTTTTCAAAACTGACAGCTCAAAAAGTAGCCATAAGTAGAATGGATTCTGAGCTTTGTGAAAAGCTTAATGTCTATACAGTAGCACATTTATTCAATTTCACAACCGATGCTCCAGAGCAATTTATGGATGAAAACGAGTATCATAATTATTTAGTGGAAAATAGTAAAAACCCTTATGAGTTAGCCAAGTTTTGGAAAAAATCCAAATCAGATGCAGAAAGTTGGGTTTGTAAAGAATCTATCATTAATGAGTATTTGCCTTCATTTCCAAAAATAGACTTTGAGCGATGGGGAGATAAAAACTGGTTGAAAGATGTAAGTAAGGCTTGGTTTAATGATAAGACAACCAATTTAGATGTGAAGGTTGAAGAAATCAATGCAAGCAGCTCTATTCAGATTACAATAGATGATTGTATTGAATTTGTCAAAAAGTATAAGCCCAATGCTTATAAGAATCCAAAAGTAATTGAGAAAGAAACCATCGAAAAGCGATTCAAGGAAGTAGCAGGGTTTAATATTAAGGACTACTACGCAGAACATCTAATTAGAAGTAATGAGTTTATAATTTTAAACCTTGAGACAGCACCATTTTAAACCCAACGCCCCGCTAAAAACGGGGCGATTTTATTTTATGGCAAAGACAGTAGATATACCTAAGCCTTTATGGGCTTTTAATACCGAATTTAATAAGCTATCATATAAATATGATACTGCTGATGTTTTTTCAGATTTGATTGATTTAATGGTCACTTTCTTTAAGTATGAAGGAGATAAAGAATTAGGAGATAAACTGAAAAAACAATATAAAAATGACTACGAACAGCTTTGTATTTGTGTTCGTGAAATGTTTGTAGCCTATCGAAATGGCATTGGCGAAGGAGATGACAAGGATTATAATTGGTACGATGGTATTGGCGAGTTTTATGAGGTTATTACTTCCTCGTATAAATCAAGCCGTTTAGGGCAGTTTTTTACGCCAACCTCAATTTGTGAAGTAATGGCGGCAATAACTGTATCAAATTGCCAAAATATAAAAATAAGCGACCCATGTTGCGGCTCTGGAAGAATGCTATTAGCTACGGGTAGATTTGCTCGAAATAGTCAATTTTTTGCAACCGACATTGACCAGATTTGTGCAAAAATGACAGCTATAAATATGTGCATACACGGATTAGTTGGGCAGGTCGTTTGTGCCGATGCACTTTGGTACGGTGACAGTTGGCGGTTCGGCTATCAAATCAATGATACCTTAAAGTATGGCTTGCCAAGCATTAGAAGCATTGCTCAAGCAGAATGTTTTCAAAGTAAAATCATACAGAAAGAAAAAAAAATTACGGAGGTTATTCCACCCGAATTTGAAGTAAAAATGCCAGTGATAAAAAAGCCTGGTATTACTCAATTGACACTCTTTTAAAAGATTAGCTATCAGGTCTTTATGTGGAAAACTATTTGTAAAAATAAAAGATTCACTGTTTTTACACCTTGTTAACCTTGCCTAAATTCGTACTATCAAATCAATCACAAAACAAACAAAATGAAAGAATTTACTAAAGAAAACCTGCCAAAGAGAGAAAAAAGTATCAAGCGATTAGTGCCTGGGACCTTTGTTATGAAAGTTAGTCCAGAAGAATACTATGCTTGCAAAAAAGCCCAAAACGGAGGCGTTTTTGTTGATGCCTGTAAGAATATTGCTAAGTATAATAAAGGGCGTGAAGACGCTGAAAAAGTTCTAAAATTTGAAAGTGAAGAAACAACCTTAAACTATCTAAACAACGTGAAAATCAAGGATTTTAAAAAGAAATTAGATAAGCTACCAATAGAGCAGCAAAAGGAAATCATCGAACAAATGAAAGAAAGACCAGATATGGTTTTCGGAGTTCAGAAGTCTTTGCTTAAAGGATTCTCGGACTTGCCATTGTTCAAAAGTGCATCAGATGCACAACAAACCAACTTATTCTAAAACGTAGAAAGCCCTGTTGTAGCAGGGCTTTCATATTCTCAAGTAAATCAATCACGAAAAACAAAAGAACAATCAAAAGTATGGAAATTTTCAGAAAAACAAAAATCTCAAAACGGTATGTTAGAACAACTTGGAATGCCAAAAATGTACCATTGATTAAAATGCAAGGCGAATATTTGCGAGAAGCAGGGTTCAAAATTGGAACTGAGTGTAGCGTAAAAATTGAACAGGGACGTATAATTATATTAGCATTATGATACCACAGGAAATAAAAACAATCAATGGCTATGATTTCTTTGAATGTAGCTCGGCTCTTCAAAAATGTATTCGTAGGGGTATGGAAGATGACGCACTTTTTTGGATGGCAGAACTTTGCTTGAGTAATTACCACGAATATGTATGGAAGCGATTAAGAATCATTAGTTCAGAAGATATCGGTTTAGCAGAGCCTCATATCTCAAGCGAAATTATGGCATTATATGAACTGCATAAGGAACAGGCTAAAAAGAAAGATGAAAAGCATTTTCCAGAACGTTTATTCATAGTTCATGCTGTAATAATGCTTTGCAGAGCAAATAAGTCTCGTCTGATAGATTGGCAGACAGTATATATATTTGGCTGCCATAACAAAAGATTTCGTTCTATTCCAGATTTTGCTTATGACAAGCATACTAAGAAAGGCAAAAAAATGGGGCGTGGTTTCGGTCACTTCTTTGACGAAGGTTGTAAGCTTCAAAATCATTTGTTAATTGATGGAGAGATTGAAGCTGAAGAAAATGCTAAACAAGCACTAACTGGGGAGTGTAATAGCGGCCTTTTTTCTGAATAATTATTGTCCTGTTTAATCAAAGTAGTCTGATGCAAGTTTGTGTCAGACTACTTTTTTTATGTGATGGCAAATATTACACTCAAGCGAGCAAATGAAATCTTGAAGATTGATGAAACAAGGCTCGAACGATACCTAAGATACTACGCAGATGAGATTCTGTATGAAAAAGATGATTTATTTCCTAATAAACAATTTTTCACTGATACAGAAAGAAAACAGTTTGAGCGTTATCGCAGGATTTTTGCCCTTTTCGATATTGGAAGAACTGACGAGTATATCCGAAATGTAATTTGCAAAGAATTTGAAGTTGATTGGCGTCAATCATACAATCTTGTCAATGAGGCTTACTATATCTACGGAGTAACAGGAAAAGCCGACAAAGAAGGTAAAAAACGTTCCTCTATCAATTTCTATCGTACACTTGCCAACATCGCATTTAAGGAAAAAGACCTTGAAACCGCAGGAAAACTGTGGGAGAAAGCTGATAAGCTTGAAGGATTATTTGATTCTGATGAAGTAGGTCTTGACCCAGATGACTTCAAACATCCTACGAATTTTGTATTCATCAATTCAATGAATGTTTTCAAACAAAAACAAAAAGAACTCGATGCAGATGATTGAGAAAATGCAAATCTTCGCTCACGACAAACAAATTAAGTTTCTGCGTTCACGGGCGAAAAGAAAAAGTTTTATTGGCGGGCGTGGCAGCGGCAAAACAAATACGTTAAGGTATGCCGTTGGTATTGCCAATGCCACCCTCCCCCGTGAAAAAATAGTGGGTGCAGGTCTAACTTATGTTCA